TTCTCCAAATACTGGAGTAATGAATCCTAAATCTTTTTTAAAAAAGTTTGCACAATCAGAACAATTAAAATCTCATTGGATTCCAAAGTTTGAAGAAGCATATGAATATACTATGCCAGGTAGAGAAGCATTTTATGAAGAAGCTCCTGGAGAAAAAAGGACAGATAGAATCTTTGATGAAACAGCTGTTGTAGGTATTCAAGAGTTTGCTTCAAGACTACAAGCAGGTATCACTCCTACATTTGGAAGATGGATTAATTTAAAAGCAGGTATAGAGATACCTCCAAATATAGCACCACAGATAGATGCACAGTTAGATGAAATAACTAATTATATATTTGAAATATTACATTCATCTAACTTTAATCAAGAAGTGCATGAATCATTTATGGATTTAGCTATTGGTACAGGTGTAATGTTAGTGAATGAAGGTACATCAACTAATCCAGTAGTATTTAATTCTATACCATTACCTCATGTATATTTAAATGCAGGTCCAGATAATAGAGTAGATTGTATTTATAGAAAAAGAAATATTAGATTAGGTGATTTAAAAGTTTTATATCCAGATGGAAACTTTGAAGATATAGAAGATAAGATTTTAAATGATCCAGATGTCAAGTGTACTGTAATCGAAGGTACAATGAGAAATTATAAAGATCCAAATAAAGAAGTTTATGATTATGTAGTATGTGTAAAAGATTTTGAAACGATTATTCTTGAAGATACTTTTGAAGGACAAGGTTCTAATCCATTTATTACATTTAGATGGAATAAAGCTAGTGGTGAAGTATATGGTCGTGGTCCAGTATTTAATGCCATGTCTGCAATCAAAACTACTAATCTTACTATTGAATTAATTTTAGAAAATGCACAGATGAATATATCTGGTATTTATCAATTAGAAGATGATGGAGTTATTAATCCAGATAACATTCAATTAGTGCCTGGAACAATTATTCCAGTAGCTCCTGGATCTAGAGGACTAGTTCCTATTAATGGAGCAGGTAGATTTGATGTTGCACAGTTAGTATTAGATGATATGAGGCAAAATATTCGTAAAGCATTATACATGGAAACATTAGGTCCAACCAAAGGTACACCAATGTCAGCTACTGAAGTAGCAGAAAGAATGGCAGATTTATCTAGACAAATTGGATCTTCATTTGGAAGATTACAATCAGAATTTATTATGCCATTAATTAGACGTGTTATTTATATTTTAAAGAAACAAGGCAGAATAGAGTTACCTTCTTTGAATAACAAAGAAATAAAAATTGTTCCAGAATCACCATTGTCTAGAGCACAAAACGAGCAAGATATTGCAGATGTAAATAGATTCAACGCAACGCTAGGTCAAACATTTGGACCACAAGTACTAAATCTTATTGTAAAACAAGAAGAAGTAGCTAGGTACTTGGCAGAGAAAATGAACCTTCCTGAAAAACTAATTAGAGATGCAGCTGAACAACAACAAGTAGTACAGCAAATGCAACAAGTAATGCAACAACAAGGAGGAACAAATGAGTTGGGAGCAGCTCCAGAACAAACCTAAAGGAAGCCATCTATCTATTGATGGATTTTATCGAACAGAAGAAAAAGAAAGAGAACTTAATTCAGAAATGAATGCAGTTTTTAGCACCGTTGTTGGTGCAAAGATTTTGGATTATTTAAGATCCATAACAGTAGATGCAGTTGCAGGTAAAGATATTAGCAATGAACATCTACGACATCTTGAAGGCATGAGATATTTATATTTCATCATCAAGAAAAGAATTGAATCTGATAAGGAGGCATAATGTCAGAAGAACAAGTACAAGAAACACAAGAAACAACACAACAGGTATCTCAAGAAAACACTACTGAAGTTCAAATACCTGAGTATATTCCAGAGAAGTTTTGGGATACAGATAGAAATGAAATTAAAGTTGAAGAACTGGGTGCATCATACAAAGCATTGGAGCAAAAACTTGGAATGCGAACTGAAGATCTTACGAAACAATTACGTGAAGATCTGGAAGCAGAAAGAAAGTCTAGCGTTCCTGAATCATATGAAATAAAGCTACCAGAAATACCAAAAGATGTTGAAATATCCGTTGATCCAGAACAAGCACTTGTTAAGTCTTGGGAACAAATTTGTAGAGATAATGGATTATCACAGGATGTATTCAACCAGGGAGTGGAGGCTTTTGTTAATAATGAGATTGCTGGTTTGCCAAATTTACAAGAAGAAATGGGCAAACTGGGAGATAATGCCAAAGAGCGTATCGAAGCTGCTGATCTTTGGAGCAAAAAGTATTTATCTACTGATGCCTATAATGCTATTGCCAATATGGCTAGTACTGCTGAAGGGATTAAAGCTTTAGAAGAGATAATGTCTTTGTCTAAAAACAAAGCATTACCTAATACTAATACTGTAGTAGATGTAGAACTAGATGAAAGAGATTTACAATCTATGATGCAAGATCCAAGGTACTGGAAAGAAGGTACAAAAGATCCTGCATATATTAGAAAAGTAACTGATCTATATCAGAAAAAGTATGGCTAAAAAGTTTCCATATAAGAAATACGTACTTATATGGGAAGATCCTACTGGAGATAGTGCATGGTTGTCTGATAAAGATATGGAAAATCTATCTCCAGCTATTATTACTACAGAAGCATACATTTATTCAAAGAATAAGAAGTATATCAAGACATTTGCAAGTTATATCAAGGAAAGCGATGGATCATACACATACGCTGATGTCAATGTTTTTCCTGCATCTTGTCTTGTAAAGATGACGAAAATATAATATATCTCAACTAACAAGCCGATTTAAACTGGACTTTGCCCAGTAATGGATA